ACACGATGACAAATCCCGGGCCGAAGTGATCATCGCGCTCGACGCTCCATGGACCCTCGGTGTGCTTGCTCTGCGTCACTGTCCGTCTCCCGCATGCGGTGGTTGTTGGGCGGGGTGGAGGGCGGCGACTGCTTCGAGGTAGTACTTCACGGCATGTCGCAGGATGTACGATAGGCCCTCATCCGAGCCGAGAGACGCATAGCCACGGTTCAGACAAGTGCGCACGGTTTCAGCTGGACGTTCCTTGCGACCGCCAACATCTTCGACGCGAAGCTTGGCCACCTTCTGAACGGCAACAGCCAGCGCCGCTTTGTCGACCTTGGCGGCGGTCATGGCTGGGTGCCTTCGGCGTAAGCATCATGCTTGATGGTATCGATGCGACGAATGATGAGGTGTTCGCGCGAACGCCGGCATACCGACTCGCAGAACGACATACTTCCGGTGGCGCGGATTGTGCGGCGGTCTGGCGTCATGGCAACCCACGTCGCCTCTTCATCGGTCTGGCGGTCTTTGCGGGCTTCGCTCATTCTCGTTCTCCTTCACCTGGCTTGCTGGGAGCTATGCGGCGGGGTCTTCGTCGGCGAAACCGGAGCCGGTCAGTACGCGCATAAGTTCGGCAAACGGGGCGTTGTGCGCCTTCGCTTCTTCCTCGGTCCAAAACCCTTCGCAGCCGCGAGGAAGCTGCCGCTCAGTCAGGAAGCCATCGCTCAGTTCGGGGATAGTGAAGAAGCCGAAGTAGGCATCGAGCCACTTGGCCTTGAACACGCCCTTCGGCGCGCTGATGAAGAATTCTGCGGAATCGAAGCCCTTGTCCTTGGCTTCATTCTGAATTCGAAGCATATCTGCCATCTCTCTGTCTCCTGTCGCCGCCTATGCGGGGATGCTGGGGTGGGGGCTCAGTCGATGCCGACAGCCGACTTGACCATCGCCATTGTCTGGTCATGGAGGTCCGCGAACCGGCGGCGGATTGCCTTGAGGCTCTGCTCGAACCACCACTCGTCGATGTCGCACTTGGCAGCCTCAATAGACGGCGCATGACCGCAGCGATCATCGAAGGCATCACCGACGCCGTCATAGTCATCGTGGACGTAGGACCAGTCGGTCTCAGGCATGTACGAGACCATCGAACGACCGATGTGGAACTCGCGGTAAACGATGTCGTCGGGGCCGTAGGGCTTAACTTCGCGTTCGGTCATTTCTCTCTTCTCCGTTCTCTCCCGTTCAGGCGAACCGTGCGGGGGATGGCTAGGCGGACAGCCCAAAAGGCGCGGATCATCGCTCTAGCGAATGCTTCAAGGGCAGCAGTCGGTTCCATCGTCTCTTCCTTCCCATATCTGCCCAAATGCGGGGCTTGGTGAGGGGTGGGGTGGGTTAGTCTCGGACGCGCATTTCAGCCGTCATGTTGATGATGACGCCGTAGCCAGCCGTGGCCTGCTTGATGAAGGCGTCAGTGAGCGATACCGCGATGGAGCGCGTGTTCTTCGTCAGAGCCTTCTCGACCTGCGCTTCGATGGCTGGGCGCAGCTTGTCGATCTTTGCTGCCATGACTGACTTGGTGGCCTCACGAATGAGGCTCCCGGCCAGCCATTCGGCATAGGGCGTCTTGTTGTCGTAGCTGGACGAACTGACGTTGCCGTGATCGTTGACCTTGGTAGCCATGGCGGCAGCGACGATCTTGATGATCGCGTCGTCCGCGCCGACACGCGCCTCGGTCAGCTTCGCGGATATCGCTTCCCTTGCCATGCCGGCGAAGTCGACTCCGGGCATTTCGATGTTGAGGCTGGCCTTGTTCACGTTGTTCTCCTGTTCTGGGTCGGCGACTTAGGCGGCGATGCTCTGCCGCTGGTTTGCTTCGAATACGGCCCGCGAAAAGCCGAGTGGGGTTGCCGACCGGAAGTCGGATCGCTCGTCGGAAGGCGGGGCTTTGTGAATGCGGTCGTCGGGAACGATGCCGACCGGAAAACTCGGGGACGGCATGACAAAACCGTTTCCGGTCCATAGGCACGTTTTCTTGGTGTAGGCGTCGGCAGGCTCGAAAGCCGCGAACTGCCACGGATGGAACGTGTGATCCGGCTTGCGCCAGTAACTCGATATCGTGCTGACCGGGTTTTCGATCAGGTAGGGAGCGCCGAACCATTCGCACCAGAACGCGGCGCGCTCGAACAGGCGTATGCTGTGCGCCAGCTTGCCTAGGCCCTTGCCGGCGAACCAGCGGGCACCCGACACGGCCATGTGATCGCAGGGAGGAAAAGCGGCTGTGAAGGCGACATCGGCCTTTGCCAGCCACTTCGGCGGCACCCATTCGAGCATATCGGCGCCGATGCGGATGAGGCGACCGTCACGCGTCTCGCCAGCCGGATGCTGGAGATCGACCAGAACAGCCTCATGACCAGCATCAAGCCACGGACGGGCGATGGTGTCGGTCTTGCTGAAAAGGGCAACGACGACGGACATCACCGGCCCCACTTCTTCGCCAGCCTGGCAACGGCATCGGCGGGAGAACGACCGGCGTCAAACATAGGCTTGACTTCGAACATGAGCGTCGGTGGAAGGCCGCGCTCCTGCGCAAGCGCTTCGACCTCGAAATGCCAGTAGCTGAACGCCGCGACCGGAGACGCGAATTTCAGGCTGTCGAGAAAATCGGCTGCGGCTTCCATCTGTCGTTCTCCTTCATCGACCGTCGGCGCGGGGCGCTGTGTGGTCTGTTGAGGAGGATCATACGCAAAACACGTACGAATGCAAGAGGGCTATACGCAAAAAAAGTAAGCTACGAGGAATTTTTGCGCATGAGCGGCACAAAACAAAACCCCGGCGGGTTAGGGCCGGGGCTGCTTAACGCGGTTGAGAAGTGGGCGCCTAGGAGTTGGCACCGCCCATGGTAATGAAATGCACCGACTTCACTCGCTCATGCGGGAAGCGCAATTCTTTCGGCGGGTTGTACTGTTCAAGGACGAGCTCGACGGCGTTATGCCTGACGAACCGCTTCACATAGGCCAGCGGCGGATCATCTTCGTGAGGGGCATGAATCTGGACAATAACGAAGTCGCCCTTCACAACTCTACGGCGAGGATTGACGAATACAACCTCGCCGTCGAAGTAACGGGGCTCCATGGACTCACCGGAAATCTGAACTGCATAGGCTCCTGAGACATTATTGAGCACTGCAGGCGCAACAACCTCGTACAACGCAACCCCGTTCATGGCGAACTCGCCATCTACTCCTCCGACAGCACTACCGTACACGGGGATTTTATTTCCGCTAGTAACATTTTGTGGGATGATAGCTGCATTAGCCGGTTCTAAATTGCCAAAGTTGAATTCTGGGCCAGCAAGCTCCCATATTTCCGGCCTTGTGATCGGCGGGCTACCCTTGCCGAGTAACACTTTCTCAACCTTGGCCACAAAATCCCTCTTCAGGTAGCCGGTCTTTAGTTTGCCGGCGTCGAAATATCGCTGGATGCTCGACGCGCTGGCGTAGCCCATCGCTCGCGCCATCTGGTCGATCGACATGCCGCTGCGCTCACGCAAATTGCGCATGCGGTTTGCTATTGATTCCGGGCTGTTATCCATCGGGCGGATAAGGCCATTAGTCATTTACGATTTCCACGTATTGACGACGTACGCAAAATGCGTATGATGATGGCATGACCAATGCAGCGAACGCCCAAATTTCCTCAGCGGCCTATGTGATCCAGAAACTTGGCGGGTTGACCAAAACCGCCAATGCCCTGGGCATACCAATCACGACGGTCCAAGGATGGAGGGACAGGGACAAGATCCCGTCTGACCATTGGCTTTCGGTCATTGAGGCTCTCGGGTCTGTCGGCGTGGAATGGGAGGTCAGCGACTTCCTTAGGCGGCATCCGACCGTAGCTGCGGCGGAGCAAGCCGCGTGAGACAGAAACCGAACCTCATCTACTTCATCAAGCCGGTCGGCATGGAAGGCCCTATCAAGATCGGCTGTTCCGAGATGCCTGATGGGCGGCTTGAAACCTTCATGGCGTGGTCGCCGTGGCCGCTCGAAATGCTGGCTACCGTGCCAGGACACTTCCCACAAGAGCGCTTCCTTCACCGTTGTTTCGCCGCCAACCGTTCGCACTTGGAATGGTTTCACGTCACGTCCCTGCTGCTTGAGACCATCGCAATGGCCAAGGCGGGTGCGTCCATCCAGGAGATATGCGCCCGTGCGTCTAGCGCTTTAGAAGGCGTAGCGGCATGACCAGTTCACCGATCCTCCGGGGCGTGTTTCTCGCGCGATCTGCCGACCAAGGGTGCTCCCGGAGCAGGGCGCGCGGTGCCCTTGGGGTTCACATGCACAAAATCCAGTGTCGACAAATCCGCGCGTCCGACACATTCCGATCCGTCGCTGCAACTATCCTCCCTGTCGGCGGCGGTAAGCTGCGGAGGAGCGTCGAGCCCACCCGAACCACTATGGCTCCGCTCCTCCGCACTTTTTCCCGGGGACTGCGGGAAATCCTGAATTTCTGCCGGGCCTTCGAGGCCGCCGGCAAGCCCTTCCTTGGTGTCTTTCGCGCGCGCCACGTCTGCCAGGACTTTGCGTGCGATCGAACCGATCTGCTGCAAGCACTCCGTTCCGCCCCGTAGGGGCTTAGTCACTGCCTCTGACGGACACAGAGGTAGCGAAAGGAAAATCGGAAATGTCCGAAAAGCAGTTGGAGAAATCCGAAATGTCGTCCGTTGAGTTCGTCCAGTACGCGCTTCGCAACCACGTCGCGCCGCCATCTGTCGGCTCGGTGAAACTTAGGCTGCGGCACGCCGCGCGCCGGCTTGGATGGTCTGCGAACCGTGTCAAGGATGCTTGGTACGCCGATCCGAGAATCTCCGTTGGGGCAGATGAAGTCAGAAAAATCGAGGAAACCACGGGGTTACGTTATGGCAGAGAAGAACTCAGGTCTGTCGAAGAACTCATCGGCCGCGCCGACGCGCTCCTGGCGCACACGGACGAGGATTTTCATCGCCCGTTCCTTGCTGCGCTCCGCGCGGTGGCTCGCGCTTTTGATCGCTCCCGAGCTTAAGGACGAAGCGCAATGATCGGCGCAGTCGAACAGACGATCCGCAATTTGCAGGGCGCCGACTTCGAGCCTGAGCGAGAGGAGAAGTCTCGGCTAGCCGGGCTAATCCTCTACGCGCTTGCGGCCATAGGCGGCGGGGCATTCGTCGGCGCCGGCTATCGCGCTTATCGAGCCTTGGAGGCCATCGCAGGATGAGCAAGGAACCTCGTATCCCGGTTCGTATCCAGACCATTGTCGGCGCCTGTAGGGGGGGGCAGACGCTCTGCCCCACCAAACGGCATTCGGAGGTAGGGGACGAGTACCTCTACTGGTTGGAGCCATCGGGTCGAAGCGTCGGAACGAAGTCGGCGGCGGAGGCCATTTCGCGGGGCCTGCTGATCCCGAGCGGCGATGGGTTGTTCGGCGACAGCCAGACATTCCGGGCGGCGTAGTATGAACGTCGCCTATCGCTCCAACAGCCAATATAGCCAGGACGAGCGCGATAGCATCGCGTCATGGCTAAAGGAAGGCGACAGCGCCAGTCAGATTGCCGCCAAGATGTCGGCGGCGCGTGGCGTCCCGCTTTCCCGCAACGCCATCATCGGCGTCGTCCGCCGCGACAAGACTCTTAACGCGATCGGCTTTGATCGTGGCAACCAAGCAAGGGCGGGCCGGCTCAAAGTCAAATTGCCGGAGGCGCAGCCTACGCGGCGCGCTTCCGTTGCCTCGCCATATCATCTGCCTGGGAAACTATTTCTCACGGCGATCGAGGAGCAGGACGGCGTTGGTGATCGATACGACATGAAGTCGCTTTCGCCGCGCATCCCGAGCCCGACAGTGCAGTCGCAGTTCGCGGCCATGCGGTTCCTCGACTGTCTATTCGACCGTTGCCGCGCGCCTCTGTCGTCCGATCTGAACGAAAAACCGGGGCCGGATATGCTCTGCTGCGGCCATCTGGTTGAGCCGTCAAAGGCCTACTGCGCTTATCACCAGGTAAGGCTCCGCGACCGCCAACACTCGTATGAGGCGGTGACGGCATGAGGGTCGAAGTCTCTTGGCCATCTGCCGATCTGAGCCCGAATTCACGGGTTCATTGGAGCCGGCGCCAGCGTGCGGCTAGAGCGGCGCGGCAGGAGGCCGCTTGGGCTACGCGCGCCGTGGTGAAGCCTGGCACGTTCATTCCGGCCATGCCCGTCAGCGTCGTGACCACGTTCTTCCCTCCAGATCGCCAGCCGCGCGACGAGGACAACTTGAAGGCCAGATGCAAGGCGATCTATGACGGCATCGCCGACGCGATCGGTATTGATGATCGTCATTTTCGCCATCAGCCGGTCGTCATCGGCGAGCCGGTCAAGGGTGGCAGGGTCGTTGTCGAACTGTCGGCCGCCGATACGTGGGAGCACATAAGCGCTCCGGTCGGACGCGTCTTGGCCTCGATCCCGTATCCGAAACGGGGCGCGGCATGACAGATCAGGCGCCGATCAACGGATATGTCTCCGACATCGAGCAAGTCGTGCTCGGTGCTCTTCTGTTTGGTGCCGACTTCAGGAAGGTGTCATCCTTCCTTCGCGAAGATCATTTCGTCGCCGACGTCCACCGCATTCTCTTCCGGGCGATCGTAACCGCGCATGAGCGGTTTGGGTCCACGACGGTTCCTATCGTCGTCAAGCTTCTGCCCGAAGACAGCGCCGTGGCGTTCATGGAGCGCACCGGGAAGGGGCCGGCCGGTTACATGGCCAGCATGAGCGACTACAACGTCGCTGGCAATGCAGGGCTGGAGCGCAGCGCGCGCGCCGTCATCGCGCAGTGGGCCAGGATCAAGGCCGGCGAGATCGCCATGACACTGACGGCTGCCGCGTCCGATCCGTCGTCAGACCCGGCGTTGATGCTGTCGACCATCGCAAGCGACATGGACGTCATCTCCTCCGAGCTCCGCGCCGGCCCAAGGCGCAAGACAAGGCTCACCTTCAGTGAAGCGGCTGAGAATGCTTTCGCCGCGGCTGCCGACGCTCGCCAGCGCGGGAACGGGCTGACCGGCATTACCTGGGGCCTGACCGATGTCAACCGCCTCACTGGCGGCATCCAGCGGCGTGACCTCACATTGATCGGCGCTCGCCCGAGTATGGGAAAAACCTCGCTCGGGCTTTCAACTGCGATAAAGGCGGCGTCCAAGGGCGCCGGCGTCGGGTTCATTTCGCTTGAGATGGACGCGGACAAGCTTGCCGCGCGCGGCCTCTCTGACATTGCCTTCGATTGGGGCATCAAGATCCCGTACGCCGACATCATCCGTGGCCAGGTCGATGAACAGGGCATCGAGACCCTTCGTTCCGCCAACCGCGATCTGGACCGACTCCCGCTTATCATCGAAGAACAGTCCGGGCTCTCGATATCCGACATCCGCGTGAAGGCTGAGGCGATGGCCTCCGAGATGGAGCGGCGCGGGGCGAAACTGGACTGTCTCATTGTCGACCATCTTGGCCTCATTCGGGCGTCGTCACGCTATAGCGGGAACCGCGTGCAGGAAGTCTCCGAGATGACGGCGGCGCTCAAGGGCCTCGCCCGCGAACTCGGGATAGCCGTCGTGGCACTGTCGCAGCTCAACCGCGCCGTTGAGGGCAGGGAGAACAAGCGTCCGCAGCTCTCCGACCTGCGAGACTCCGGCAGCATCGAACAGGACGCTGACACCATCATCTTCCTTTATCGCGAAGCCTATTACTTGGAGCGCGAGAAGGGCGGAGGCCATGAGGCTGAGATCGAGCGCTCTGATAAGCTCATGGCCTGCCTGAACAAGCTGGAATTCATCATCGCCAAGCAGCGCAACGGCCCGCTGTCGACCATTGAGCTTTTCGCTGACATGGGGTGCTCGGCCGTCAGGAATGGAGCGCGCCAATGAACGTGGTCGCCGCTCTGATCGCTGACATGGTGCGCGCTGGCGTTGATCCTGATCTGATCGGCCGCACGGCGGAGGCTTTAGCTGACGCAGCAGCGTCGGCGCCTAAGGCAAAGAGCGCTGGAGCGGTGCGCCAGGAGCGTTATCGCCGTAACAAAGCGTCACTTGTGACGGAAAGTGACGTTTGTGACGCCCCCCTTTCCCCCTCTCTCGATAAAGAAGCGTCCCCCACACCCCCCGAAGAAATTAAACTCTCCCCCCTTACCCCCCGGACTACGCTGCCAAACGGGCACGCGAACGACCTCGAAGCCTTGACCTCGAAGCTCCTCGAAGCGGTAGGCGATGGGAATATCCAGCCTCATGGCGCTCTGAACCTCAGCGCAATCCTCGGCCTCATCGAAGCCGGCGTGGATCTCGAAACCGATATCCTGCCGACAATTCGGGCCAAGGCCGCCAAACTCAAGCGGCCGGCGGGCTCATGGGCCTACTTCGCCGAAGCGATCCGGGACGCTCACGCCAGCCGTATCGAAGCAGGGAAGGGCGTTGTCGCTCCCAAGCCGTTCGATGACAGCGACGAGCGCTGGGTAAAGCGGCTGAAGCTCAGCCGCGAGCGACGGCAGTGGTCGTTCGCCGAATACGGGCCGGCGCCAGGACAACCCGGCTGCCGCGTTCCTCGTCACCTGCTTGAACCATCGGACGGCGTTGGCTGGCGCGCTTGGGACGCAGCAGCATGAGGCAGCGAGGGACAGCATGAAGCCGATCGACACATCAAAGACCTGGTAAGCGAATGGCGAAGCGCAAAAAACCCCGACCGATCACCTTCGGCAAATTGGAACTGAAGCCAGCCTATGTCGATAATCCCGACTGGCGCCCAGACCTGGAAGGTGAGCGCGGCTTTCCTCGCAAGGTGCCAGCGATGGTCAATGTGCGAGAAAGCGCCATCGGCACTCTCGCCTCGAGGAAAGACAACAAGGGAAAGCCGCTGATCGACGCCAGCCAGGTTGCTGCCGCGGATCGGTTCCGGCGTTTCTGGGAAGCAATGGGCGGCGCTGGTGCCAGAGCGATCGACTATAGCCGCGACAAGGTGGACGGCGGGCAGATCGCGGATCCGATCGACATCAGCCAAATGGCCGCAGCTCGCAGGCTCGCAGAGGCAGAGCGAACGCTAGGCGAGCGCAACTACGAGCTCGTTCGGCGCGTATGCGGCGAAGGCGCCGCTATGACGGACATGTTCACCGAGAAGCGCGCCCGTCTGACTGCGACCGACAACCTGAAGGCCTCGCTCGACGACTTGGCCAGGATATGGGGCATAGCGGCAAAAGCAGCCGACAGGCCGTCGACCAAATATCAGCCGCCTCGAAACTTCGAACAAGCGATATACACTCAGCGCACAACGAAGGGTGAGCGCCGTGCGAAAATGCGTTGACGCCGGTAACCGAATATGTCACACATAAGTCAGTTTCCAACGCCTCGCTCTCAAGCGGGGCGTTTTGCGTTTGAGGGCCTGCTAGATGGACGAGAGCATTCGGCGTCTCGAAGAACTGTCTGACGCTGCAGTCTACGAATTCCTCCGCCGCTCTTCCGTCACCTATCTCGAAGCCTGCATAGCGCTGATGCTCACCAGCATGTCGGTAGAGGAAGCAGCGCAGATCCTCGAAGGCGAGGCGGCTCAATTGCGGGAGCTTGGATGAAGTTTGTTCTCCTCGCCGCGCTCCTGGCACTCGCCGGCTGCGTTCACACCAATCCATGCCCGTTCGATCAATTCCTCGTCGATCCGGCATGCCACTAGTTTGAGGGACCAACAGGAGAAACACCAATGGCTACCCGATACGCAATTATCGTGACCAACGACGAAGGCCAGAAACAGGTCTCCGACATCAAGCAGATGGAAGGCGCCGCTCCCGATGTGCCGCGCGGCTATGAGGTCGTCGAGGTTCCCGACGGCGTTCTCATCGGCATGATCAAGGGCGGCAAGAAAGATGCAGTCGGCGGCTTCGGCTTCCCCGATGGCTCGGAAGGTGCCGCTGAGCGCTCCAATGCTCTGACCGGCGATGCTCCCAAGCCAAAGGCGGCGGCGCTGATGCCAGCAACCAAGGGCAAGGCGGCCAAGACTGCCGCGAAGGCGGAAGACAAGCCGGCCGCCGACGAGACGAAGACGGACGCCGCCGAGTAACGCTGAGAACAGCGGGCAAACAGCATGGTCGGCAGACCCTTCCCGAAAGGCAAGTCTGGCAACCCTGGCGGGCGGCCGAAAGGGCTTGCGGCTAAGGCTCGGGAATATGCCGACCGTGCGCTTGAGGTGCTTTCTGAGGCCTTGGACGACGACGATCCAAAGGTGCGCCTGGCTGCCGCGAAGGAAGTTCTTGATCGCGGCTATGGCAAGGCAGTGTCCATGACGGCCGACGTGTCAGCGAGGCTCGACGATCTGGATGACGATACACTCAACAGTGCGATCGATGCCCTTCGAGCAGCAATTGGCTCTGCTGACGAAGCTGACGGAAGAAAAGGACCGTCGACAACGCACTAACCGGCTGCTTGGGTACAGGCCGTATTCCAAGCAGTCCGAGTTTCACGCAGCCGGCGCCGTTCATCGTGAGCGCCTGTTCATGGCTGGCAACCAGCTTGGCAAGACGATCGCAGGCGGTGCCGAGTGGGCAATTCACCTGACGGGCCGCTATCCCTCATGGTGGACAGGCCGGGTGTTCGATAGCCCGGTGCGCATGTGGGCGGCGGGAGTGACGAGCGAGAGCACGCGCGACAACCCGCAGCGCGTGCTGGTCGGTCCTCCGCAGCAACAAAGCGCGTGGGGAACCGGGTTCATCCCAGGAGACGCCATAGTCGACACGATCATGAGCCGTGGCGTTCCGAGCTCGCTCGACAGCGTGGTGGTTCGGCATGGTGGCGGCGGGGACATCCAGGCCGGCGAGTCCGTGCTGGCCTTCAAGTCCTACGAAAAGGGCCGGGAGAAGTGGCAGGGCGAGACCCTGCACGGTGTGTGGTTCGATGAAGAGCCGCCTCTCGACATCTATTCGGAAGGCCTGACGCGAACGAACGCGACAGATGGCATCACCATCGTGACGTTCACTCCGCTCTTGGGCATGTCGGACGTGGTGCTGCAGTTCCTGACCTCTGAGCAGGTCGAGATGATGGTGAAGGGCAAGAAATGACCCGGCACGTCACCTTCATGACCATAGACGACGCGGAGCACTATTCGCCAGAGCAACGCGAGGCGATCATCGCCGCGTATCCGGCACACGAGCGTGAGGCCCGGGCCAAGGGCATTCCGGTTCTCGGCTCCGGCCGCATCTTTCCTGTTCCAGAGGAAGACATCAAGGTCGAGCCGTTCCCGCTGCCGAAATACTGGCCGCGCATTGGTGGGCTCGACTTCGGCTGGGATCACCCGTCTGCCGCGGCTGAACTGGCATGGGACACGGAAGCGGACGTCGTTTACGTGACGAAAGCGCATCGGGCCTCGCAACAGACTCCAGCGATGCAGGCGATCACGCTCAAGCCGTGGGGTTCGTGGCTGCCCTGGGCCTGGCCGCATGACGGTCACAACCAGACGCTTGCGGGCGCCGGCGTGGCTCTCGCCAAGCAGTACAGCGAGCAAGGCCTGAACATGCTGAGCACACACGCACAGTTCAGCGACGGTTCGAACAGCGTCGAAGCTGGCCTGATGGAAATGCTGGACCGGATGCAAACCGGCCGCTTCAAGGTCTTCTCGAACCTCGATCCCTGGTTTGAGGAGTTCCGGCTTTACCACCGCAAGGACGGCCTCGTTGTGAAGCTACGTGACGACCTGATGTCCGCCACCCGCTACGGCGTGATGATGCTGCGCCATGCGGTTGTGGATCCTGCCGTGTTCAAGGCGCACCGGCAGCAGCACAGCAGGATGAGCGATCCGCTCGGCGACTATCGCAGATGACCGTCCGCATCATCGGCGGCAACCTTCGAGATCTCTCCTACATCGCCGCCAACCTTCGGCCTGAGGATCACACGGAGGTCGACTGCCAGCTTGACGACTGGACGCCGGCCACACTGGCGCTGCACGCCATGCAGGGCCTCGCCTATGTCGCTGAGCTGGATGGCAACCCGGAGGCAGGCTTCGGCTGCGCGGAGCTTCGCAGTGGGCTCTGGATAGCCTGGAGCTGGGGAACGAAGCGCATGAAGCGCTGCATCCCCAGGATCACACAGTTTCATTGGGAAGTGCTCGGGCGTGCCGTTGCTTCACGTGGAGCACATCGGGTTGAGGCTAGGGCTCTGGCTTCAAACGACATGGCGCTTCGCTGGCTTAAGCGCCTCGGTGCGACAGAACGCTGCCGACTACCTGCCTACGGCAAGAACGGCGAAGACTTCATCCTGTTCGACTGGACAAGGGAAACGTGGAATGTGTCTCTTCAACAAGCCGCCTGAGCTTAAGCCGCTCCCCGCCACGCCAACGGCGAACGACAAGGACGTGCAGGCGCGGGAAGACGCGCTGCGCGCTCAGCTTGAGCAGCAGCAGGGCACGTCCAGCACGATCAAGACCGATCTGGCCCCGAGCGATGTTGCCGGGCAGAAGCGCGTTCTCTTGGGGGTTTGACCATGGCACGTGGATCAACAGCAAACCGTGGCGGCACGTTCAGTCGCGGCAGCACTGGCGAATGGGAGACCGTCGCCGCTTCCCAGACTGACCAGGTGCTCGGCGCAACCGGCAAGCTCGGGGACTATATCGAGGGCCTGATCATCGTCGTGGCGACCGCGGCGACGGCTCAGGTGCAGATCAAGGACGGTTCTGGATCCGCCATCACTGTTTTCCCGAATTCTCCTGGCGGCGGCGTCGGCACCTACAACGTCGCCCTCGGCATGAAGTCGCTCGCCGGTGCATGGAAGATCACCACCGGTGCGGGCGTCAGCGTCATTGCAGTGGGCAATTTCACCTAAATGCGCTCTTGGTGGCGTGCGGCATCCAGTCGGCGAGGCGGTCCGGCAGCCATCGTTCCGACGCTTGGTGGTCTTGTCGCTAACCGAGGCAAGATACCCACTGCCATATCCACGCTCACTGCGCCCTACACATGCCGCAAAGCGTATTGGGCGCACGGCGCCGGCGACATCAGCGCGCTGCAACTGGTCTTCGTCAACCGCTATCTCTCGGCGGTAGGCACCAGCACAGCAGGCGGCGCATTCAGTCTGAAGTTCTTCATCGAGTATCCGGCGGGCACATTCACGCCCGTTCTGTTTTCCGGCTCGAACACCGTTTCCGTCACGGCCGGCGCTCGCATCAAGTCAGATGCGGTATCAGGCCTCACCATCCCCGCCGGCTCTAAGTTCTGGGTTCGTACGGTGCTCTCGGTCGGCACGTCGATCTCGATGCCGATGATGGAACTGAACGCCGGATCGCAGACGCTAGGCCTGGATGACGGGAATATTGCTGCTGATCAGGGGAACAGCGGTACAATTCCGGCGACGACCGGCATCAACACGTTCGGGCCTTGCGCCATCATAGGCACGGTGAACGCCACGGCTGCACGATCCTTCCTGATCGTCGGCGATAGCCTTGCTTGGGGCCAGGGCGATGACAGCGGCGTCGGCGCGCAGGACTCGTCAGGCTTTTTGCAACGCATGCTCGGCCGACAGGGCTATCCCTGCATGACCTGGGCGAAGGGCGGTCAGCAGGCTGCGGACGTGGCGCCTATCACGGCGACACTCAATGCCGATACGGCATCGACGCTCATGTCGTTCACCGACGTGATCTTGCAGCATGGCGTCAATGATCTCCGTCTTGGCCGCACTGTCGCGCAGATCGAGGCTGACTTGCAGACCATTGCAGCGACGGCGAGCTTCGCCGGCAAGCGCATCTGGAAGACCACCATCACGCCGCGCTCTGACAGCACAGACGCATGGGCGACGCTGGCAAACCAGACGCCGAAAACCGATGGCACGATGACGAGTCTCAACACGCTTAATGCCGACATTCGAGCGGGCCTGGCCAACATGGCCAACGTGATCGAGGCGGCGGATGCGGCGATGTCGGCGCGAGACAGCGGCATCCATAAGGCGCCACCAGCCGGCACGCCAGACGGAACGCATTTCAACTCGACGCGCGCTGCTCTGATCGCGGCCGCATTGTCGGTAGGGTAATTGGGGGCAAAACTGAATGGCTGGTGACTCCCGCGCCCGCGATATCCTGCTGCGGCAAGACGAATTCGAAGACGAGCGCCGCGACTACGAGATGGTCTGGGAGCAGGTCAGCGAGTTCTGCGATCCCGACGCGCCGGATATCTGGAACAACCGTGGCCCCAGCGGCCGGCGTGACAGCCAGGCAGAGCGCCAGGAGCGTCGCGGCTCGCGCGTCTACGCGAACACGATCAACAGCGCAGCGAACCGGCTTGCTGCTGGCCTTGAAAGCCTGATCATTCCTCAGTCGGAAAAGTGGCATGGCCTGTCGACCGCCGCCATGAACGACGAGGAAACGGACGAAGAGAAGGAATGGGCCGAAGGACTGCGCGACTTCCTGTTTTCGCTGCGCTACTCGGCCAACTCGAATTTCGTGCCGGCGACCCAGGCCTGCCTGCGCAACGTGGTGCGCTATGGGCCGGCTTACCTCTACGCGGAAGAGGGGTTCGGCGGTACGCTGATCCGTTACGCCTCGATCCCGGTTGTCGAGGGCTACATCGGCCGCAACCGCTGGGGCGTGGTTGATACCTTCCACCGCAAATACGAGCGCACCGCGCGCCAGGCCGCGCAGATCCTCGGCTATGAAAAGCTGCCGCCGAAGATCAAGGCACTGGTGGATGATCCGGCCAAGTGCGAGGAGAAGATCACCCTCATCCAGTGCGTGAAGCCGCGCGACGAGCGCCGCATGTACAAGTTGGGCAACGACTGGAACTATCTCGACACGGCCTTCGCGACCTATCACGTAGTCGAGGAAGAAGAAGTGATCGTCAAGGAAGGCGGTTTTCGCACCTTCCCGATCTCAACCTTTTCCTGGCGCCGGTATGAGGGAGATACCTACGGCATCTCGCCGACGATCGAAGCGCTGACCACGGTCCGCGAAGAGAACGCCGTCCGCCGCTCCGGGCTTCGCGCATTGCAACAGATCACGGACCCGGCCACCGCGTCGAAAGCGCGGCTGGACTACGTGCCTGTCCTGAACCCAGGCGAGAACTATCCGGGCCTCATCGACGATAATGGCCGACAGCTCATTGCGCCGATCGTCACCGGTGCAAACCCCGCGCCTGCTTTCGACTACGCCGCCCAGCGCGCCGAAGAAATTCGGGACATGATGTTCGTCAACCTGTTCCAGGTGCTGGTGAATAACCCGGAGATGACGGCAACGGAAGCGCTGATCCGACAGGAAGAGAAGGGTGCCTTGCTCGGGCCGTCGGGATCGATCATCCAGGCTGGGTTTGCGACGAACCTCGATCGCGAGCTCGGCATTCTGGAAGATAAGGGCCTCTACGCCCCGGACAGCCGCTTCCTGCCGCCGCCGAGCCTGGCCGGCAAGACGGTGCGTCCGACCTTCACCAGCCCGCTCGACGTGCTCCGGCGCTCGGCGGAGGCAAGGGACACGATCCAGGTTCTGCAGACCGCTGCACAGATCGCGCAGTTCGATCCGCAGGTGATGGATAATATCGACGGAGACGAGGCGCTGAAGATCGTCCAGTCCGCCGGCCGCAGCCCGCAGCGCATCTTCCGCAGGCAGGAAGAAGTGCAGGCGCTCCGTGAACAGCGGGCAAATGCGCAGCGCACGCAGGCCGGCATGGCTGGCATCGCAGCGGCAGCGCAAACGGCCAAGGATGCGGTGCCGGCAGCAGTGCAGGCGCGTGACAGCGGTTTGCTCTCCGGCATGCAGGACATGATGCAGCAGACGCAGGGCAACGCATGACACGTGACAAGTTTGATCCGCCGGCGCCCGATCCGACCACAAGGCTCCGTCTCGCCGAGGCCTACCACGCCCTTGAGGACGGGACGGCGGACCGCGCGCAGGGCAAGCTGATCCTTCAGCACCTTGCCGGCCTGACCGGCTACTACAAGAACATCTCGCTGCCTCAATTCATCGCCGACACCGGTTCGGCGCAGGGCTTCGAGCTCGCATGCGTCGAGCACCAGGCCAAGCGCTGGGTGTTCACCGAGATCGTCCCGTTCCTCACCAAGCACGTGGACGGCAAAGAGTAAGACCGCGCGGCACGGCCTGCCGTTTCAATTCTTCCCAAGAACGAAGGAATACGATCATGGCACGTGGACTTCCGCGAACCCTTCAGCGCGCTGCTGCACGAGAGGCGGGACTTGCTCCGCCCAAGGCAGGCCTGACCGCCGTCACCTCTGGCCGGGGCGGCTCGTTCCGCACCGTCTTCACCTTCAACGCGATGCAGGTCGCCGTCACTGACGCGCTGGCCTATGCCTCGCAGAAGATCTTCGACTTCACCGAAGGCAAGATCAGGATCAAGGGCGGCACGGCCAAACTGCAGTTCGCCGTCCTCACCGCGCGCGCGTCGACGATCAACGACAATGCGTCGCTGACCTGGGGCTTGGGCTCCGCAGCCGCTTCCAGCGCCACGCTGGCGACCACCATGCAGAACGTGCTGAACACGACCACGCGCACGCTGGACGGCGCCACCACGGCGCTTTCTACGGCATCCACTGCCGATCTTGCGGCCGCACAGACCCTGGACGGCAGCGCTACTCCGGTCGACCTCTACCTCAACGTCGCCTTCGCCACCGGCACCGACATCGATGCCGACGGCACGCTGGCCGTTACCGGCACCATCACCGTGCTCTGGGAGCACTGGGGCGACATCTAGTTTTCACCTGAAACTTCAACAAAGGAAAATTTCTCATGACAGATACGGCAGCAGCCGGGTCCGTGGCGGAGGCCAACCCTCCGCCGGCGGGCAACCCTGCAGAGCCACCCGCTGGTGCGGATAACGGGTCCGCCGCACCGGAGGCCAAGAGTTGGTTTGACGGTCTTTCCGAAGGCAACCGCAAACTTGCTGATGCAAAGGGCTGGACCAAACCGGAAGGCGGCATCGAAAAGGTGCTGTCCTCCTATGCCGAACTGGAAAAGCTCCAAGGCGAAAGCCTGCGAGTTCCAGCGGCCGACGCACCGCCCGAGGAGTGGAAGAAATTCCACGACAAGCTTCCCGAGGCAATGCGGCCGGTCGCGGCGCCCGACAAGATCGAGTTCAAGCGCCCGGAAGGGCTCCCCGCTGATCTGCCCTATGACGAGGGCCTGGCCAACACCTCCAAGAACTGGATGGTGGAAGCCGGTCTCACCTCGAAGCAGTCGCAGATGATGCATGACAAGTTCGCAGGTCACATGGCCGAACTGGCGAAGCAGCATGCTGCCAACCAGCAGGCCGAAACCGCCAAGGCGGTCGAGACGACCCACAACGAATTGGTCAAGGACTGGGGGCCTACGGACAGCGACGGCTTCAAGGAGAAGCTGGAAACTGCCAACCGTGCGCTGAAGAAGCTCGGCCTTGTCGACGCCTACAAGGCAAAGGGCATCCTTCTCCAGGATGGCACGCTCACCGATCCCCAGATCGCACGAGCGTTCCAGGCAGTCGGAGAGGCGATGTTCAAGGAGGATCGTCTCGAAGGCGACGCATCGCTTGGCGGGGGAAACCCCTTCAAGAAGAACGCAGCCGGCGAGAGGAACATCTCGGCAATTTCAGCCCTCGTCAAAACCGACCCCGAGAAAGCCCGACGGCTTGCGAAGGAGGCGGGTGAAAACCCCGACCTCTGGATCTCATCCAACCCCCTCTGAGTAGGGCCTTTGCCGTCGCGCATTACCTGAAGGAAAGACTGAAATGGCTGACGCCTACACCCGCATTTCGGACTCGATCGTCCCGTCCGTCTTCGCGCAGTACTCGTTCGAAGAGCATGTGCAGTCCCTGGAAATTTTCCAGGCCGGCATCCTCTTCAACGATCCGATGGTCACTTCCAAGTTGAGCATGGGCGGCCGCTCGGTCGACATTCCCGGCTGGAAGGACCTCGGCAACGATCCGTCAGAGCCGGTCAACGACGATCCGACCGACTCCATCGAGATGAAGAAGATCGGCAGCCGGCGCGAGACGGCGGCCCGCAACGTCCGCGCACAGGCCTGGGGCATCCCGGACCTGACCAGCATCCTTGCCGGTGACGATCCGCAGAAGGTCATCGTCCGCCGCCAGACCGACTACTGGCAGCGTGCGAACAAGCTGACGCTGATCTCGATCCTCAAGGGTGTCCTGGCGGACAACCTAGCCAACGACGGCGGCGACATGCAGCGCGCTACCGGCGCTTCCATCGTCGATACGGACATCATCGAGACCGCCTATCTCATGGGCGATCGCGCCGACAAGTTCCGAACGATCTGGATGCATTCCAAGCAGATGAAGGCCCTCAAGCTGGCCGATCTGATCGACTATGTGCCTTCCTCGGAGCAGGGCGGCATGATGATCCCGTACTACATGGGCCTGCGCGTGGTGGTCGACGACGATATCCCGGTTTCGACCGGCGTCTACACCGCGTTCATGTTCAAGGATCGCGCCATCATGTGGAACGAGCTTCCGGTCAACACCGAGGGCGGCCCCCTCGAATTCGACCGCAAGCCGCGCCAGGCACATGGTGGCGGCGTGACGGAAATGGTGTCTCGGCGCCACTTCGTCCCGCACGTCCCAGGCACGCGCTTCCTCGACGCCTCGACTGCCGGCGAATTCGGCACCGACGCGGAACTGGCGCTCGCCGCCAACTGGGATCGCACCGCCACCAGCCTCAAGAACATGACGTTCCTGGCGCTGAAGACGACCGAAGCCTGATCAAGGCTGGGCGAGGGGTTTCGGCTCCTCGCCCGTTTATCACGGAGTTTCCATGCCTTACAAAAAAACTGGACGTCCGAACGGCCGCCCTCGCAAGAACCCGTTGCCCGAGGCTCCGAAGCCAGAACCTCAGCGCCGCGTGCGCCGCGAGTTCGCACCCCCGCCATCTCGGGCCTTTGTCTCAGCCGTAGCGCCGGAGCCGTTCAAGGCACCCGTCGATACCAGCCCGCCCCTCATCGGCCAGCGCAAGCGCGTCAAGCAGCGCCGGCCGTGTCTCATCCCCACTCCTGTGAAGGCCTGACCGCATGGCATCGCTCACGCCGGAAGATGTGGCCAACATGGCGCTCGCCCTCCTGGACGAGGCGCCGATCGACAGTCTTGACCAGGACATCAAGGCCGCGCGGCTCATCAACCTGCACTATGACCTGACAAGGGAAGCGGAACTCAGCAAATACGCCTGGGTGTTCGCGATCCTCTCGGCGTCGGTCGACGGATCGGATACGGGGTCTGGCGACTGCACCCTGGCCTGGGCCTATGAACTCCCCCCAGACTGTTTGCGCCCGCTGCCGCTCACCGACAATGGCGAGCCCGACGGCGTGCCGATCTCCTGGCGGCAGGAGGCTGGGCTGGTCTACAGCAACATGTCGAGCCCGCGCATCATTCGCTACATCGCGAACCTGACCGATCCCAACGACTGGGATGCGCTGTTCACGGACGTGCTGGTGGCCGCCCTTGCGGTTAAGATCGCGCACCCGCTCACGCACAAGGCCGGCATGATCGACGTGGCCCGCAGCGCCTATCAGACGGCGCTGGACGCTGCCTATGCCGCCCAGGCCATCCAGCGGCAGGGAAGGCTCACCACGACGACTTGGGCGCAGCAGCGCGGCGACTGGCGGTCCTTCCGCTGATGGCGACGCTTTACCCGCAGCAGGACACCTTTGTTCGCGGCGAGATCAGCCCGCGCCTGCATTCGCGCGCGTCGCTGGACCTCTACCGTGCCGGTCTGTCGTCCTGCGTCAACTACATCACTCTGCCGCATGGCGGGCTTCGCAAGCGCGGCGGGACATATTTCGCCGGCGAGGTGAAGGACTCCTCCAAGAAGACGCGCGCCATCCCGTTCATCTTCGCCGTGGATCAGGCCTACATGCTGGAATTCGGCGATCAATACATCCGGGTCTATGCCTACGGCGCCAGGGTGGGAACAGTTGAAGTGGCGAGCCCGTATATCGAGGCGGACCTATTCGACCTCTTCTTCACGCAGTCGGCCGATCAAATGTGGATCGAACACAGAAGCTACCCGCCCAAGGTGCTGACCCGTGAGGGCAACACAACCTGGACGCTGACCGACTTCGAGTTTCTCGACGGGCCCTACGACGACATCAATGACACCGGCACAAAGTTGACGCCGGCAGAGACCGGCGCGGTTCATCCGATCATGACCGGCTTGACTGCGCCTAGCGGCACGGTAGCCGGCGCGTACGCCACAGGCGATGAATGGCAGGCCTTCACGGATGCGGCTGGGCGCTTCTACGATGGCGCGCATGGTGATGGCTGGATATCGTACGACTTCCCAGGAGCAACCACCAAAGTCTGCGACGCCTACTGGATCGTAGCTTCCCCAGGGAACCCGGAATTCACGCCAGTCTCGTGGACGTTCGAGGGCTACGACGGCACAAACTGGATCGTCCTCGATACGCGGTCTGCGGAGACAGGGTGGGGCCGAAGCGAACGACGGTTCTATGAATGCTCCAACAAGGTCGCGTTTCAGTCATATCGCCTGAAGTGGACGGCTACCGACGATAGCAACCAAAACGACAGTGCCATCAACGATATGGGCTGGCACGAGTCTGGCGATACGATGACGCCGTTCAACCTTACGGCTTCGTCGATCGTCGGGATCAATGACGATACCGGCTTCCAGACAACGGATGTTGGCCGGTCGATCCGTCTTCTTGGATCGGACGGAACATGGCGTTGGGCCAAGATCGTGACGCGCACCAGCACAACCGTCGTCACCGTGCGTCTCTACGGGCATTCGCTGCCGAACCTCAACCCGATCACGCGCTGGCGTCTCGGCACGTTCGTCCCCGGCAAGTATGTCGAAAGCTCCGCTCTGTTCGAGGAGCGTCTTGCCTTCAGCCGAAAGTTTTCCGTGTATACGTCGGCCACTGGTGACTTCGACAACTTCACGCAAGGTGAAGAAGATGACGACGCCATGGAGTTTGAGCAGGCCGGCGGTGGCCAGGCCAACGACATCGTGTGGATCGCCGACTCCGATGGCGCACTGCTGATCGGCACGAGCGGCGGCGTTCGCGCTCTCTCTGGCTCCGGCATTGACGAAGCACTCACTCCGTCGTCGTTCAAGAACAGGAAATCGCGCACGCTGGGCTGCGCTCGTATTCGTCCGGTCGATGCAGGCCAGTCGTTCCTCTACGTGACGCGCTCTCGAAAGGCGATCGCCGAGCTCACCCAAGTCCAGACCGGCCGCTATCAGTCGGACGATATCGGCCAGATCTCGGAGCACATCCCGAAGAAGGGGGTGGTGGAGATCGCCTACCAAACCGATCCCGATCCGATCCTCTGGTTCCCGCTCGATGACGGCGAGCTTGGTGGCTACACGCACCAGCCCTCGCAAGACGTGCGAGGGATGCACCGCCACCAGATCGCCGGCTCGTTCAGCGGCTCGGACTATGCCATTGTCGAGAGCGCATGCGTTACACCTGGGCAGACCGGCGTCGATGACGTCTGGCTCATCGTCAAGCGCACCATCGGTGGCGTGACGAATCGCTATATCGAAGTCATGCAGGCGCCGTTCGAATATGGCGATCTGAACGATGCTTTCGCCGTCGACTGCGGTTTGACCTATGACGGTTCGGCGGTCGGAACAGTTTCAGGTCTCGGCCACCTCAATGGCGAGTTGGTCGACGTGCTCGCCGACGGCAAGGTGTACAAAGGCCTGACCGTCGGTTCGGGGCAGGTCACGTTGCCCGGTGGCGCTACGGCGGCTAAGTGGCAGGTTGGTCTGCCGTTCCAAGCTGACGCAGCAACGCTTGAACTCGACGTAGGCGGCAAGGACGGCTCGATCTCCGGCCGGCGCAAGAAAGTCGCCAAGGTCATCATGTCGCTTCTGGAGACCGACACGACAGGCCTTACCGTGCAGTCGTTCCTTCGGGGCAAATGGGAGCCCGTTCGTATCCCGTCGATCGTCGCGCCAGATGGCCGCGCCAACCTTTTCACCGGCAACGTCGAAGTCCCCATTGACGACAGTTGGGAAGGGCAGGGGCGGGTGCGCATCCGCCATTCCAACCCGACGCCTTGCACCATCCGGGCCTTTACGCCTGTCTTCGATGCGGAGCCGTAGATGTGCACCTTCGCTCTACTCGGTCTTGGTCTCTCTGTTGCCGGCGGCGTCGTAGAGGGCGCGCAGCAGCAGCAGATGGCCAACTACCAGGCCAAGGCCTACGAGCAGCAGGCACAGGCCGATGCGCAAGCCTCTGCCTTCGAGCAGGCTCAGGAACGCAAGAAGCAGCAGCTTCAGCAGGCGGCGGCGCGCGCTCAGGTCGGGGCTTCCGGCGTCGCGGTCTCCGGTTCGCCGACGGAAGTCCTTGCGGCCAACGCCCGCCAGAACCAGCTTGACTTGAAAGCCATCCAGTACGGTTCCCAGATCAGGCAGAACAACCTGCGCACCCAGGCCGACATCACGCGCTATCAGGGCAAGCAGCAGTTCGGCGCCGGCATCTTCAAGGCTGTAACGGGCGGCGTTACCGGCCTGGCGAAAATTCAGATGGGGCAGTCCCCGTTCTCAGCGAGTTTCTAGGCGATGGCCACCATTCCTTTGCAACTCGCTAGTAAGTCTCTCGACACCGGGTCGGTAGTTTCCTATCCGGGAGGCGGCGAGATCGGCCGTGCCATGCAGCAGGCTGGTGGCGAGTTGACGCAGCTTGCAGACTATGCGCAACAGCGTGAGTCCCAGATGGACCGCTTCAAGCGCATCGCGGTTGAGAACGAGTTTGACCAAGCCATCGCCAACCAGTCGGAAGAATTCGCCCGTAAAGCGCCAGCGGACGGCTCCGGCATTCATGATGGCATCGTAGGCCAGATCGACCCGACCACCGGCGCCGTGACCAAGCCGGGCCTGTTCGACAACATTGCGAACGATTATCGAGCCAAGGTACCGGCAAGCCAGCGCGGCTATTTCGATGCCACGCTTTCGGCGAAGCGGCTTTCGGTCTCCGGTTCGGCGGCATCGACGCAATACGCTCAGGAGCAGAAATACGCGACGCTTGAAACGTCGAAGATCCAAGACGGTCTGCTGAACTCCATCCTGCAGTCCGATCCGGGCGATACCGCATCCTACGACGCCTATAAGGAGAAGGGCCGCGCCGTCATCGAGGCAAGTCCGCTCGCTCCTCTGGCCAAGCAGGCCGCGCTTGAGGCATGGGATCAACAGGCTCCCAAGGCACTCGCACAAGCGATCACCGCTCGCGATCCCGGTAAGCTGCGCGCGATGCTCGGCATGGCGCCGAAGGAAGCCACCGGCGGCAACGCTGTCGATGAAGTGACCAACCGGATCATCGGGGTAGAGAGCGGCGGAAACCCTAACGCGAAAAACCCCAACTCCTCCGCATCCGGCGTGGGCCAGTTCCTCGACTCCACGTGGGTTGCGACCGTCCGCCAGCACCGGCCCGACATCGCCGCTGGCAAGAGCGCGGCCGAGATCATAGCGCTTAAGGGCGATCGTGCTCTCGGGCGCGAGATGACCCGGGCCTATCAGCAGGACAATGCGGACTATCTGACCAACCGTGGCCTGCCGACGACGCCCGGCAACATCTATCTTTCTCATTTCCTCGGGCCGGCCGGCGCGACCGAAGTGCTCAAGGCCGATCCGAATACGCCTGTGGTCAACGTGGTGGGGCAGGATGTCGTCAATGCCAACCCCTTCCTGAAAGGCATGTCTGCGGCCGAAACGGCTGCATGGGCGGCCAAGAAAATGGGCGGTGCTCCCGTCTCGAAACCTGATCCCCGCTTCGCCAGCCTGTCGCCAGAAGATCGCCTGTCGCTGGCCAATGCGGATGACGTGGCCTTTCGCCAGATGCAGGCAGCGGATCGAGCGCAAGCCAACGCCGACTATTCCGCCTACAGGGACGCCATGGAACTCAGCATCGTCCAAGGCAAGACGGCCGACGAAGGCCTGATATCCAACGACACGATATTGAAGGACGGCGACAAGGCGACGCTGATCCGCTCGCTGCGCGCGCAGAACGAGACCGTCAACCAGACACAGGCCGATCTTTCCGCGCTCGCCAGCGGCGGGCTGACGATCGATCCCTACGCCACCAAGGACCGGACGCGTGTCGACAACGTCTATGCCGAGTCCCTGAAGCATGTTCCCCAAGACAAGCAGGGCGCGGTGACGACCGAGATCATCCGACAGACCGGTGTCGTTCCCCAGCCAGTCGTCAACAACATGCGCCAGGGCCTATCGAGCCAAGACCCAGCACAGGTCGCGGCCGCAGCTCAGACCGCCCAGCGCATTTCGCAATTGAACCCGGCCGCGCTCGGGCGCCGTGATGGCGGGTCGGAGGTGCAGAAGTCGGCCGACGACTTCACGCACATGGTCAACGACCTGAACATGTCGCCGACGGATGCCGCAAAGCGCTTGATCGACCTGCGCGACCCGAAGGCGCAGCAGACTCGCAAAGCGCTGGAGCCGGCCGCTAAGGAGTTCATCAAGTCGCTTGCCGATGTCGATATCGCGTCCGAGTTCAAGACGGGGTTTCTCGGCGGCACGCCATCCCTCGGCATCACGCCGGAGCAGGAGTTTGGCATCAAGGCCGACTTCAATGCCATCGCCGAGGACATGTTCTATGCCAAGAACGGCGACGCCGAACTGGCGAAGAATGCTGCCCTTCAGCAGATGAAGGTACTCTATGGCGTGTCGGACCTTGCCGGCAACCATGTGCTGATGAAGCACCCGCCGGAGCGCTACTGGCCGCAGCAGACGACGCAGAACCAGACGACGTTGTTCGGCGCAGTTCCTATCCCGGGCACCAGCGGCAGCCCTTGGCAGTACGCGATCACGCAACTGCACAACGACATCGACGAATTTTCCGGGCGCGGTCCGGCTGGACCTCAACAGACCTTTGAGGGGCGCATCGAGGCCGGCAACATCGATCTTGCCAATCGGCCACAGGTGAAGAACGCCGACGGCACGGTGAGCACGGTTCGGTCGATGTCCTTCGAGGAAGACGGCAAGGAAGTGCTGGTGCCGACGGTTTCACCGGATGGGCGCATTCTATCCGATCAGCAGGCGATTGATCTCTATCACCAGACTGGCCAGCACCTTGGCAAGTTCGACACGCCAGAGCACGCCGACGCCTACGCGCAAGCCCTACACCAGTCGCAGGAGCGCTATTATCGCGGCGATCTTGCCATCGACCCGTCGACCATCCAGCTTGTGGCCACGCCCGAGACGGACGCCGACGTGAAAGCCGGCCGACTGCCCGGCTATGCCGTCATGTGGCGAGACGACAACGGCAACCTTCAGACCATCCCCGGCAAGCTGTGGCGCCCCGACGTATCGAAGATGCAGGCGGTCGAGAAAGCGAACGAGGCGAAACAGCAGGGCGAGGCGAACACGAACGCCAGGCAGAACGACCAGCTTTACAACACGAACATCCTGACCGGAGAACCCCTGCCGAAGACAGAAGCCACACCGGCGCCGAAGCCAGAGCCGGGCGCGAACATCCCGACTGACATTCAGGCGCCTGACGAATTGCAGGCGACGCCAGGGAACGCCATGTGATGCCGTTCTACGACGAAACCACGTCCATCCAGGACGTGACCAACATCGCGCCGGACGAGCCGGCGCCGACCCCGACCATGCTGGAGACGTGGGGCGCGGCATTCCGCACGCAGAACACCATCGGCTCGGCGATCGCCAATTCCGGCATTCCCGATCCTGGCGTCGTTGACCAGGGCGCGGAAGACTTCAATGCGATCGACTATGTGAAGGACGATCCGAAATACTCGCCGTTCGTCGAGAGCTTCGCCGGCATCCGCAACAAGCGTGCGGCGGAAGCGCAGAAGCTCAGGATCGATCAGGAGCTTCAGGATCAACGTACCCTCTCAGCAGCCGGCGGCATGGGCGCGATCGCTCAGATGGCGGCAGGCGTCATCGATCTCCCGACGCTGTTCCCTGTCGGGGGTGAGTTCGTGGCGGGTGGCCGACTGGCGCGCGCGGCCAATATCGCGATCGGCGCCGGCTTGGATGCTGGCGTGTCGGAAGCGGCATTGCAGGCCACGCAGGCCACCAGGACGCGCGAAGAGAGCGCGCTGAATATCGGCGGCTCCATCATCCTCGGCGGCGCGGTCGGTACGCTGGTGGGCCGGCTTGGCGCGGCGGAGGCGCGCTCCCTTTCGAAGAAGATCGAAGGTCAGGATGCTGCCTTCTCTGCGGCCGACAAGGAGTTCGCCAACCTCGGCAAGGGCACATCGGCCGGCGCCGCAGCGACGGATACCGGACCGCTCACGCTGAAGGACGAGGGTTTCATCTCGAAGCTACCCATCGTCAACCGGCAAGACCCGCTCATCCGCCTGCAGTTGAACGAGCTCGACGCCGGTAGGCAGGCGGTGCGCGGCTTGGCCGAAACGCCACTGGAGTATGCCGACAACGCGGCCGGTATCGCGACAGAACGCGGCGGTGCCGTCGAAACCCGGATGAAGATGTGGCACGGCCCATTGGCTTCGGCGCTGCGCGAGATCGACACATCGTTCGCACGCTACTATCACTCGACGCCGGAGCCGACGGCTTTCCAGCGGTTCCTCTCGCCGGCCATGTCGGAGTTCGACCGGTTCCGTGGATCGACGGATCGCCTGACCTATAAGCAATTCAAGGAGGAAGTCGGCAAGGCGGCCTTTTCGGGCGAACAGCATCCCATTGCCCAGGTGGCGGAGGCGGCGCGCGTCTATCGAAAACTCGATGATGCGATGAAGAAGGCGGCGATCGAGGCGAAGCTTTTGCCCGAAGACGTGACGGTGAAGGGCGACGTCAGCCACCTGTTTCGCATGTACAACAAGGAGCGGATCATCGCGCAGCGGGATCGGTTCTCCGCCATCCTGAATGACTACTTCATCCAGAAGCGCAACGAAGCCGCGAGGATCGCCGAGACGCCGTTGACCAAGAAGGCGGAAGGCGAAGCGATCGATCCCAAGGCTGCGGCCGCTCGGGCAAAGGCTGAAGAGTTCGGCCGCATGTCGGATGGGGAGATCAGGGGCGTAGTCGACGATACGATCAACAGCATCCTCGGTCACGCCGACAGCCGCATTCCTTACGATATAGTCGCCGGCCCGCGCGGCCCGCTGAAGGAACGCCTGCTCAACATCGAGAGCGCGAAGATCCAGGACTTCCTCAACACTGATGTCGAGGAGGTGCTTCGCGCCCAGGTTCGCACGATGTCGGCGGATGTCGAGATCGCTCGCAAGTTCGGCTCGGTCGACATGGCGGAGCAGTTCCGCAAGATCAATGACGAGGCGGACGCCAAGATCGCCGCAGCGACAAGCGACAAGGCGCGGCAGCGTCTCGAAGCATCGCGCAAGGCAGCGCTCCGCGACCTGGCCGGCATTCGCGACCGTTTGCGCGGCACCTATGCGTTGCCATCAAACCCGGACTCGCTTGTGCTGCGCGCCGGGCGCATCGCACGCAACGTCAACTATCTGCGCCTTCTCGGCGGCATGACGGTTTCGGCCATTCCTGATCTTGGCAAGGTGGTGTTCTCTCACGGCCTGACCAGCGCTTTCCGCGACGGCTTCTTGCCGATGGTGAGGAACTTCAAGGCCTTCAGGCTCGCGGCACAGGAAGTGAAGGACGCCGGCACCGCGTTGGATATGGTGCTCGATAGCCGCGCCATGGCGATGGCCGACATTACAGACGACTTCGGCCGCCATTCGGCTTTTGAGCGGGGGCTGTCCTCGCTGACGACGCGCTTCGGCGTCGTGTCCCTCATGGCGCCCTGGAACGCCACGCTGAAGCAGTTCACCGGTCTGGTGACGATGACCAATATTCTGCGCTCCGCGGAGCGCGTGGCAACGGGCACGGCCTCCGTCGGAGACATTCGCAAGCTGGCGTCAAGCGGCATAGACGCAGATCTCGCGGAGCGTATCTGGCGTCAATTTGCGGGGGATGGGCCGCCACCAACAGCCCCAGAGAAAGCAGCCTCCAGCCCGCCTTCTGAGGCGGGTTTTTCTTTGGGCACTAATAGTAGGACCTATTTTCACGGCGGTCGCGCCGATCTAACGGAATTCTCGGATGACTTTCGAAGGGATGGAACACCCAAGGACAAGTACGACGTTCGCGGGATCTATGTCACAGAGAACCGTCGGCTGGCAGAGCAGTATGTTGGGAAAGACGGCAAGGTCCACGAAGTCGAGATCGACGCCAAAAACCCCATCACCCTGCCTGATCCCCGATTCCCGGAGATAGACTCAGCGTCTCTTACCAAGAAGGACGTAGAGACGTTAAAGGCTGCCGGATACGACTCCGTCGTCAACAACGAAAGGATGGAGATCGCGTTATTTGACGGGAAGCAGGTCCGCCTTAAAGGCCTTGCACCGAAAAAGCACAAATACGAGTTGGTCAGGGCGGACCATGCAGACATGGGCTTGCCTGAGCCGAAGACCGGCATAGACGATCGCGTGTACGCGATCCACCGGGATGGTGAGCCGGTAGGCTATGCCAATATCGAGATGAGGGGAGATCAGGCATACGTAAAAGACATCTTTAACGTCGACACGTTGGACACCAGCCATTCGTTGGGGACGGCGGCAGTGGGTCAGATACTACGCCAGTTCGTAAAGGAAAACCCAGGCGTGAAGACCCTCGCGGGCGAACGGGTTAGTGGCGCTAGGAGGGGGGGCGTGCATGGCGTCGCAGGCACAGGAGAGGATGTCGTCATTCCGCTTCCGCGGGTTCGGCAAGACATCAGGGAGCCGGGGCCCGTGGCAACGGAGCGCCTTACAGGCCATGGCGAAATTCAGGACGGCATCATGCTCCCCCGCGCTGCTGACTGGACTGATAAGGAAGCTCAAGAGGCATTCCGGGCGGCTGTCGTTCGGGAAGTCGACCGCGCCATCGTCACTCCTGGCCAGGACAAGCCGCTGTGGATGTCGACCGAGCTCGGCAAGGCAGTAGGCCAGTTCAAGTCGTTCGGAATTTCTTCGATGCAGAAGACGATGCTTGCCGGCCTGCAGCAGCGCGACGCGGCCACGCTCAACGGCGTGATGCTCTCGCTTGGGCTTGGCGCGATGACCTATTGGGCGAAGATGGCCACCACCGGTCACGAGACGTCCGACGACCCGGCGCAGTGGGCTGTAGAGGCGCTGGATAAGTCCGGCCTGACCGGCTGGCTGATGGATGCGAACAACATCGCCGAGAAGGCCACGCGGGGCAGGGTGGGGTTTTCGGCTCTGACTGGCAAGCAGGTGTCGCGCTTTGCGAGCCGCAACGTGACTGGCGCGTTTCTTGGCCCGAGCGCTGATGCGATCGCCGACATTTTCCAGGTTTCGGGCTCGATCTTCGCCGGCGACACGACACAAGGAGACCTGCACAAACTGCGCCAGCTTGTCCCGGCGCAGAACCTCTTCTATCTTCGTTCGCTGTTCGACAAGGTGGAGAAAGCCACCGGATCGGCGCTGAACCTGCCGGAGACGAAGAAACAGTGATCGCTGCCGTACTTGGAGTTGCAGGCCTCGTGCTGGCACTTTTCGCCGTTGGCGGCTTCATGGAAGGCGACATGGGCAAGGTCGGGAAGTTCGGCGCCGGTCTGGCCGCTTGTCTGGTGGGCATCCTGTTTCTCACTGTCGCGCCGCGGTCGACCGGATATCAGAATTGCAGCACGGACTGGGATGGCCGGTCCAACTCGGAAGTCTGCGACTAACCAACCTCTGAACATTTGACCTCTAGCCCTGCTTTGGCGGGGCGTTTTGCTATGGAGCGAAGCCTATGGCCCGTCCCGCCACCGCTGCCGTGCGCCTTCTGACTGGCGAGCGCGAGCCCTGTCGCTTGGCAACCACCGGCCCGATCGACGTCGACACTGGCGGCCTGCTCGTCATCGATGGCGTGCAGACGGAAGTCGGGGACCGCATCCTGGTCAAGGACCAGACTGACGGTTCCGAGAATGGCATCCGCACGGCTTCGGAAGGCCAATGGTATCGGGCGGCTGACGCGCGGACAGCGCGGACCATGCAGAAGGGCACGACTGTCACAATCCAAGAGGGCGCCGTAAACGCGGGCAAGACATTCAAGTTTGACACTCTAGATCCTGTCATTGGTGACGATGCGCTGACCTTCCTCGATGTGACATCGCAGCCGCTGGATAGCGAATTGACGAGTTGGGCCGCCATTACCCGCGCCGCTGGCTTCGATACTTTCGTGGTCACTCCGACATCCAACAATTTCAAGGCCTTGCTGACGGACGACGCTATCCCAACTCATGCCGCAACGCGCTCGGCGATGAAGGCGCTCGACACGACAAAGGACACGGTTTGCTTTCTGACGGAGGCGGGGCGTCAAGGTATCTTCATCTGGACGACCGGCGACTTCTCGACGCATCATGCTACGGATACCTCTGAGGGCGTATACGTCAAGGCAACGGCCATTGCCTCTACATCCGGCTCTTGGGTTCGCGCCATCAAGGATGTCCTGAACGTCTTCTGGTTTGGCGCGCTCGGCGACAATTCCAACAACGACCAGGCTGCCTTTGCCGCAGCTTATTCGGTCTGCAAACTGATCGGGACCAATACGACGGAAGGTCCATGCGGCTCGATCTGGGCACCTGCTGGCTATCGCTATCGGTTCACATCGTCACTGTCCCTGGACGTGCCGGTAAGGCTCAAGGTCGAAGGTGAGATTTTCTACACCCCGACGACTGGCGCCGCCATTATCGTGGGGTCGTCCCTCCATACATCTCGTGGAAACACGCAATATGACATTGACGTGTCCGTTCTTAGGGCCGTCAACGGCAACAGTGTGGCACCAACCGGCATCAATACGTCTGGTTCGATCGGCGTTGAGCTGCGGGATGTCCAGTTCTCGCGGATCAAGGTCGAATTTGCCATCGCCTTCACCTATGCCGGCATCTACGCCAATGCCTCGAACAATGTCTTCACCGGGCAACATATCCAGGACAACTGGATCTGGTTCGGAGAGACCGCCTATTGCGGCGTCGGCTTCCTCGCCGAAAGCCATGGCGCGGCGGATGGCGCGTTCCAGGTCAATGAGGTTCACATCCAGAACTCGTTCGGCAATTGGAACAACATCGTTCTCGGCAAATCTGGGGACGGCAACACCAACAACAACATGTTCTTTGTCGCAGCAGCCGATGCCGACACGGGCGGCGGCAATGTCATCGTCTGGTCTTCCTACAATTTCCTGCAGTTCGGCTATATCAACGGCACGATCACCCTGCAGTCTGGCTCGTTCTATAACCGCATTCACCATCAGGTCGGCGCGGCTCAATGCACGATCTCTGACAGCGGAACGGGCAATCTCGTTTCGAACAATGTCGAAGGCACATTGACCCAGCAGCGCTGGCAGACGACCGGCCTTACTCCGCTGCAGATCATCCAAAGCACGGACGCAGGCGCCTCCGTCGCTAACTTGGTTGACTACTACCGCAACTCTGCCTCGCCGGCCGCTAACGACGAAGGCGTCTCAGTCAGCTTTTCGTTTAACAACGCAAGCGCCGCGAAGTTCACCGGGGCAGAGATCGAGTCCAGCCTCGTCACCACCACGGCCGGCTCGGAACATGCGCGCCTGCGGTTCTTCAACAAGATCGGCGGCGCAAGAACCAATGTTGCGAATCTGTGGCAGGGCTGGGCGGTTGGCTCATCGGCCACCGACCAAGGGCAAGGCACAGTCAATGTCTCGACTGGGTACTACCTTGGCGGTACGTCGGTCATCGACACCACGACAGGCCTGACTGTCCCCACGGGCAAGGTCGCCGTCCCGCAGACCAACGACGGCGCTGCGCTTGGCACGACCACCCTGCAGTGGTCCGATCTATTCCTTGCGTCTGGTGGCGTGGTCAATTGGGCCAACGGCGATGTGACCATTACGCACGCCGCCGATACCCTGACCTTCGCCGGCGCGGCCAGCGGCTACACCTTCTCCGAGTCCATCCACGGAAGTTCGCACATCCGCGTACAAAGCCCGAGTGCCGGTATCGGCTATCGCGTTGGTGCTGGCGGTTCCGTCACACAGGCAACCAGCAAGTCAACCGGCGTCACGCTGAACACGTCCTGCGGCCAGATCACCATGAACGCGGCTGCGCTGGCGGCGGGAACCATCGTTAGCTTCGTGCTGACAAACTCATCCATCGCCGGGACGGACATGCTGGTTCTTCAGCATCTTTCGGGCGGTACGCCGGGCTCCTACACGCTCAACGCACGCTGCGCGGCTGGGTCGGCCACAATCGATGTGCGCAACAACACGGCCGGCTCGTTGTCAGAAGCTCTTGTGCTTCAGTTTGCCATCATCAAGGCGGTTATCACCTGATCACCAGAAGCGGGCATCCCACGGGTTGCCATCTTCCTCTTTCTTAACGGTGAATGATGCTGCTGGCCTCAACCTAAAGGCGGGGAATACGGAACCGATAAGGGCGCCAAACAGAAAGGCGAAAGCTGTCCACGTCATAGGCGCTCCCTGACTTTTCGGAAAACGAAGGAGCAGAGTAGGGCGGCTTCGTTCAGAAGTCGAGACCGAGTTGAGATCAGCGCGGTCTGCGCCGAGATCCTTAGCTTGGTGCGCCAGCCGACCCACTCCTCGCTGTGGACCAACTTCTTGTATTCATGAAGGATCGAGAGCAGTTCGTCAGCATGGGGCGCCAATGTCTTCCCCCGGTAACTGGTCGGCCTGACAACGGCTTGGAAAGCCTCGCCGACAATCGCTCGATTGAAGCGGGGGATGAGCAGATCGCGCATCACATAGCGACTGCGTATTGGGTCGCTCGGAAATTCGGCGTAGACCTTCTTCAGAAAGCGCCACCGGCTGCGGCTCATGCGAATGCTGTAAGAGGTGCTGTCCGGGTTGATGCACCAGACGCTCACCGGCTTGTCGATGAAGGTATTTGTAAAGCCAGCGCGGAACATGCGTAGGAAAAGATCGTCGTCCTCGTAGCCCATGAACTGAGGATCGAAGCCCCCAACCTTCTCGAATGCGCGGCGGCTGATGATGGATGCCGAAGGCAGAACGAACATGTCTTCGGACAGCATCTTGAAGACATCCGCTTTTGGATGGGTGGTGTGCGCCTTGATCATGGAACTGCGGACGATCCGGCCCTCTCCGTCAGCCTCCATGAGATCGGCATAGGCCCAGCCGAAACGATCATCGTTCCTGACTGCCTTGCGCAGGATCTCGATGTGGTTGGGGAGGAAAAAGTCGTCCTGGTCGAGCAGGCAAATGTAGGGCGACTTCGTGGCTGCAACACCGGCATTGCGAGCCGATCCCTGGCCGCCGTTCTCCTTGTCGAGAACGGCAAAGTCGCACTCTTTCGCCAAGTCGTAGAGGAATGCCGCCTCATCTAGTTTTGATCCGTCGTTAACGATGAGGAATTCGGCCGGCTTGACGGTCTGCTTGAGTACGCTGTCCACGGCTCGCCTGATGTACTTCGAGCCGTTGTAATAGGGGATAACGACAGCGACATCGGTCATGGTTTGGGGAACCTGATCTGTGAGTTTGCTACATAATCAGCCGGGCTTGGCCGGATGGACGCGCGGGCGGCGCGCATCTGCAGCCAAGAGGGAGATATCCCGGTGAAGCGGGCCAGGTCGGAAACGAACCGCTTCGGCGCTCCAATTGCCTTTTCGTAGGAAACGAGCATCACCGGAACACTCTGGCCCAGAGCGAATGCAGCTAGGTCAGCAGACCAGCGGGTCGCTCGGATCAGATGTTCGCGAAAGTCAAAAGTCATCGAAAGTTCCTCCCTGCGGGCGATAGCAACGGGATCGCGAAAAGGGATGACAAGGCGAGGGTTGCGGAACATCGAAGGATCGATCGTCTGGTATGCGGTCGGACGTTTGAAGGCCCACACATCGTGGGCCGCGTTGTAGGCATCAATGATGCTGGGCAAAGTGGCGGGCGCGCCTTCAAGGGCATGCGCCAGCCGCATATCCTCAGAGATGGACTGATCGATGTCGGCGCCGAGATAGATGCCGAGTCTGCCGAGCGTCTTCGCGATCATCGTTGTGCCGGAGCGCGGGACTCCTACGACAAGAACCGTGGTCTGATCTGGGGCCGGAACATCGTTCAGTAAAACGATCCCGCTGTTTTGCAGTTGGTCAAGCATCCACCCCGCTAAACCACCGCGCGCCGGAAAACTCAACCCGAATATTTCCACAACCCAAGGAACAACCCATGACCGCATCCCGTGAAAAGGAGGCGCTCTCGCGCGTGCTCGCGCATGAGGGCGGCTATGTCAACCTAAAGGCCGATCCAGGAGGTGCCACCAACAAGGGCGTCACCCAGCGAGTCTATGACGGCTTCCGAAAAGGAAGGGGGCTTGCCACTCGGTCCGTCAAGAGCATCACCATGGATGAGGTGGCGGCAATTTACCACCTCCAGTACTGGCAAGCCGTGAAGGCTGATCAGCTTCCGGCCGGCGTCGACTATGTGGTTTTCGACGGAGCCGTTAACTCAGGGCCCGGCCAGTCGATCAAATGGCTGCAGCGCGCACTCGGCCCGCTCTACAAGGGCAGCATCGACGGCGTGATGGGCGTCGGCACGCTGGCTGCGGTAGGCGCCGTGAACAACTACGATGCTCTCATTGATCGGATCTGCGATCAACGCCTGAATTTCCTTCGCCATCTCAAGACATGGAACACGTTCGGCCGCGGCTGGGCCGCCCGCGTCGAGGAAGTGAGAGCGATCGGCAAGGCATGGGCGACGGGAGAGACGCCACAGGCGGCCAGCTTTATCGATGGAGGCCAAGCCAAAGCTCTCATCGAGGACGCCAAAGACGCTCCGGCGACGGCGCCGGCGGACGCAGCCATTGGCGCCGGCGGCGGCGGACTCGGCATCTCCGGCACGTTGCAAGGCCTTCAGGAGCAGCTTTCGCCCCTGTCGTACGCCAGCGAATGGATTACCAAGATCGTGGTCATCCTAGCGCTGCTCAGCGCCGCGCTGCTGATCGGCGGCGGCGTCTATCGCTACTACGCCAACCGCAAGGCGGCTCGCCTCGCTGCGGCTCTTGGAACGGGGGCGGCGTGATGTTCGGCGTTCTTAACTGGATGCAGATCGGAACAGGCGCGGTAGCAGGCGCCATCATCGCCGGGGCTGTCGCCTATGGCGTCGGCCACTGGCGCGGAGTCGACGAGGGCAGGGCGCTTGAGCGTACCGCAGCCCTGCAACGCTCCATGGACCTCATCAAGGAAAGGAACGAGACCAATGCGAAGGTCAATGACCTGGACGACGCTGGCCTGTGTGCTGCTCTTGGCGGCAAGTGGCTGCCAGACACGCAGTCCTGCGAATGACGGCGCTGGCTTCTCCGCGCTTCACCCGTCGGCCGGCACCCGTCAGTTTATCGTGAAGAACGACAAGCCTTTCGCCCGGGAAGTCGCCGCTCACAACCAGACGTGCGCGAAGCAGCCGGCATGCGTGAAGTGATGGAAGGGCGCATCGAACTGGCCCTCGCCGTTTGGCGCGACCTTCGGCCTTGGGCGATAGCCGTCCTCATCCTCATGGCGATCTGCGGTGCGGCGATCGTCATCCTCCTGAAATAGCAGTGCATTGGGGCATTGGGGGCAGATGGCTGGTGACGACATGACAACGAACGGAACGAATTTCGATCCGCTCGCCTCCTATGCCAGGCTAAGCGAGAGGGTTGAGAACCAGGGCCGGGACATCGTAGACCTCCGGTCCAACATGAACACTGGCTTTCGGAACATCGAAGGCGCGGTAAATGCTCTCGCGACCGAACTGCGGGGGAGTTCCAAGACGCAATGGCCCGTCATCTGGTCAGCGATTGGCGTATCGTTCGCCATCCTCATTGCTGTGGGAAGCCAGGCGCTTTCGCCGATCCGCGAGAACGTCGCGGACGTCAAGGACGCGCTGACGGCCGTCGTCGACAAGATGGTGACGCAACAGGAGTTGAAGTGGCGCACCGACCGCGGCCAAGAGGACAGAACGCGCACAGATACGGCGATCGGCGACCTTCGCAGCAACACCGTGTCTCGTAACGAGTGGATGGAGCGGAATCGGGCGAGGGACCAAGAACTGCTCGACCTCAACCGTCGCGTCGACGAGCTGCGCCAAGACGTCGGCGCCGTCTATGGAACACGGGACGTAATTCAGGACATGAAGAAGGAGATCGACAACCTCCGGCAGCGGCTTGCCAACATGCGGATGTCACCTCCTCCCTGATCCTCCCAAGCGCCGCCATGCGCTTGCCTCGCCCCGCTGGCCCTGTGATGGGCTGGCGGGGCTATTTTCATTTGTGCGAGATTCTGCTATGAAAATTCCGACCGTGCAGGGGTAGACGC